CGGTGCCCCACTGGATGCTGAAGCCGGCCAACGCGGCCACGTCCTCGGCATGGTCGTTGACGGACTTCCAGCCGTCGCCCCAGTCCAGGAACATGAAACACTGCTGCACTAGTTGCCCCGCTTCCTGTCGTAATCGCCGAGAATCTTCCTGATCTCGCGCGCCACGCCCTCACGGTCCACCGGAGCGTTGAACGTGACGTTCACCACGGTTCCGCCCACCGTGCCGCCGTTCATGCCGGCGTCCAGGCTGAGCCCTCCCATACGGCCGTTGATCCGTGAGATGGTGCGCCGCACGTCGGTGTCGAAACCGCTGCGCAAGCCCTTGGCGAAGCCCTGCATGATGAGACGGCCGTTATTGACGAGCATCACGGCGTCGTATTCCGGCGGTCCCTTGTGCTCGGTTATCCAGTCGCCGATGCCGGAAATCCAGCCCGTCACGGAATCCCACATGCTTTTCAGACCGTCAAGGAAACCGCTGATGATCGATGCGCCGGCGTTGTACAGCAGGTGCCCCACATTGCCTATCGCGCCGGTGATACGTCCCGGAATGCCCTTGAACCACGCCACGACTGCATCCCACTTGTCGGTCGCGAACTGCGCTGCCGACTGGAAGAAGCCGCCAATCTTGCCCGGCAACGCCTGGAAGAATCCCACGATGTTGCCCACGCACGATCCCAGCCATGATGTGAACGACGCCCATATCTGACGGCCGGTCTCGGTCTGCGTGAAGAAGTAGACGAGAGCCGCCACCAGCGCGGCTATCGCGGTGATGACGATGACGATGGGGTTCGCGTTCATGGCCGCGTTCATGGCCCACTGCGCCACAGAAGCGGCCGTGGTCGCCACGCTGAATCCCTGCAACGCGGACACGACGGCGCTGATGGCCGAAGCGACCTTGAACGCGGCGAAACCCGCCGCGATGCCCACAAGCGCGGACGCGACGGGTTCCGCATGCTCGGATACCCAGTCGCTGAACGCCGTGAGCTTGTCCGAAACCATGCCGACGATATCGGCAGCGCCGTTGAATGCGTCACCCAACGCCTGGCCGGCGCCGGACGCGCCGCCCATAGAATCCGCCAACGGCGTGAACTGGCCGATGACGTCACCGGCCGCGCCGGCGAGGTTCTTGCACGCCTCCCACACCGCGCCGAAGATGTCCGCAGCGGCCTGCATCGGGCCGGTGTTCTGGAATGCGGCCACGAACTCGCCGGCCTTCTGCTTCGCCGTATCGAACGCGCTCACCGCGTTGTCGCGGATGGTGAGCAGGAAATCAACGACGGGACTGTCTTCATCGATGTTGAACGCTTCGCGCAATTCGCTGCTGAAATCACCGTCACGCACGAGCTTTATCACGCCCTGCAATCCGGTCGTCGCCTTGCCGCTGAACGCGCTGATCTTGTCGGCGGCCACGGTCATGGCGCTGGTCACGGCCGGTTTGAACAGATTGAAAGCGTCCGTCAATCCGCCGGTTACTGCGGCCTCAAGATTGCCCAGCGCGCCTTCCATGGTCTGCGTGCTCGTGGCCGCTTCCTTGGCGACGTCGGTCATGCCCAGGTCCATGATGGCCTTGTTGAACTCGTCGGCCGTGATCTCGCCTTTTTCCATGGCCTCGCGGAAATTGCCCGTGTACGCGCCCGCGTTCAGCATGGCTTCCTGGAGCTTGCCGGCCGCGCCCGGTATGGCGTCTGTCAGCTGGTTCCAGTTCTCGGTCGTCAATTTCCCCGCGCCGGCGGTCTGCGTCATGACCATGGCGACGCTTTTGAACGTTTCGGCGTTGCCGCCGGCCACGGCGTTCAGGTTGCCGGCGGCTTCGGTGAGTCCGACGTAATCCTGGATGCCGTTGGCCGCGAGCTGCGCCGTGGTGTTCTGCACGGTGGTCAGGTCGTAGACGGTTTTGTCGGCGTATTCGCGCGTGGCCTTCGTCGCGGCCTCCACGGCGCTCGTGTCGAAGCCGGCGAAATTCATGGTGTTTTTGAACTTGTCCGTGGAATCGGACATGTCCACGACGGCGGCGCTGAAGCCCTTGAGCTTGTCCCACAGGGCGGTCACGCCCTTGACGGCCATGCCGCCCATGAAGCTGCCGAAGGCGGCGGCTTTGCCGGTGACCTTGCTGAACGCCTTCACGGCGTCGTCGCTGTTGCCGGTGATTCTCACCGACATGATCGCGCTACGCGCCATGTTCCGCCTCCTCCATGCGTTCCATCTCCTGTTCGAGCAGTCCTATCGCGGTGCCCCAGTCCAGTTCGCTGGCCTCGTTGCGCCATGCCCACGGCGTGCCGCCGAAGTGGTGGGCGAGGATGACGCTGAGCTTGCCGAGCGAGTCGTCGGGCCACTCGCCTATTCGGTAGGGTTTTCCGGGGTCTCCACGTCGATGTCGTCCACGTCGTCGAGCCACTGGTCGTATGGTTTGGACGTGTTGCCGGCGAACCTCATCGCGAGGTACGCCATGTAGTAGGACTGGCGGATTCGGCTGCCGTCGCCGGCGGCCCACCCCTCCTTCTGCGCGTGTTCCTCGCATGAGGTGATGACGCGCGGGGTGAGCGGGGCCTCGCTGGTGTGGCCGTCGGTGTAGGTGACTTTCGCGATGTTGCGCATGGGTTATGCTCCCTTGATCTGTTCCAATGTCTTGTCGACGTACTGCTTGTAGAGGCGCGTCCACTGTGGTTCGGTGGAGGCGACACCACTGTTGACGAACTGGCGTCCGACGATGCGGCGTCGGGGCCAGCCGTAGTTGATGACTCCTGCGTAGGGCACCGATTTGCGGCCGGCGCGGATGATGCCGGCCTTCTGGGTCGCGCCGATTCGCACGCTGCCGGCCAGTCGGCCGGTCCTGCCGCGCGGGGCGAGTGCCTTGACCGCCGGCAGTGCGACGCCCGCCGCCTGCCGGTTGACCTCCTTGAGCTGTTTGAGGTCGGCGCCGGCCTTGCGCATCGTGGCCACGAACCGTTTCTGGCCGACCACGTACAACGCCTTGTCGGCCATCACGCGCTGGCCGTGGCCGTGTAGGCGCTGGCCTTCACGTTGGTGGCCGAGAACTCGAAGTCCTTCTTGTTGCGGGTCTTCACGTCGCCGCCGAACGCGATGGGCGCGATGGTCACGGTCATGTCCAGTTGGAGGGAGCCCTTGTTGTTCGGTATGAACTTGGCGGTCTTCCGCTCTCCGGCGTGGTTCAGACACCACACCTGCGCGCCCTCCATGCTGTAGTCCTCGCCGATGCTGCCCGACAGCTTCCAGGTGGAGGTGAGCTCCCCGCCTTCCTCGTGCCCATCAAGGTAGGTGTCGGGGTCCTCGCTGGAATTGTCGGGGGCGAGCTCCACGCTCGTGCAGTCCACGTCGAGCCTGCGCTGGTCGTCGGCGGCACCGATGACCAGGCTTCCCGGTCCCAGGGTGCGAATCTTGTCTGCCATGGTTGTTTCCTTTCGTGTTAGATGGCGTTCAAAGTGACTTCGTATGCGGCGAGCGTGCCCGCGTCGGCGAGGTTGAAGCCTGAGGCGGTGGCGCTGCGCAGGGGCAGGTTCTCCTGGTGCATGAGTTCGAGCACCTGCATGATGAGGGGGATGGCCTTCTGCTGGGTGGTGGGGGTGCCGGCCGTGACCATGAGCTTGATGGTGATTTCCGGCGGGTAGGGGTGCCATCCCTCCCATGTGAAATCAGGTGGTTCTATCCAGATGCTGGCCTTGCCCGGTGAGGGTTTGACCAGCGTGGGATCGTCGGTCACCTGTGTGACGATGCCGCCGAGCCCCGTGAGCTTTTCGGTCAGTTCGGCGACCGTGTTGTCGTAGTCGCTCATGACACCCCCATGCCGGCGGGTATGCCGGCGGCGCGCAGTTTCGGCCATGCGCTGCGCATCGGGTCGGTGCTGATTCTGAACGGTTCCACGCCGTCCACGGTCAGGCCGACGATGCCGTTGCGCGCGTCCTTCGCCTGCCATAGATCGAGGGAGATGCCAAGCACCACGTCATCGAGCAGTGGTTGGGCCAGTGTGTAGCCGGCGATGTGTGGGGCGAGGTATGCGCGCGCGGTCTTCAGCATGTCCGATAGCGTGGGCCTGTCGTCATCGTCCATGGTCCCGGCGAGATAGGCCAGTCTGCTGGTGAGCGGGTCCTGTTCGGTGTCGCTCATGGTCAGGCGGCGGCGAACTTGACGGGCAGGATGCCCTGCTTGAACGTGGTGCCGAACGCGGCGTAGCCGTAGACGCTGAACTGGCGGGTCAGGTTGATGATGTTGTCGGCCTGGAGCTGGAACGGGGAGCCGTTGGACTCCCACATGGTCACGGCGCTCTTGTCCATGAACACCACGGTGCCGTTCGGCGCGCCATCGAGCATACGCACGTCCTGGCGGAGCAGTCGGCCGCTGATTGATGCCGGGTCGAGCGAGCCGAGCGTGTCCGAGCCTTGGCCGGAGACGTCCAGGAAACGGTTGCCCTCGTCGGTCAGGTGCGCGATGGCCTTGAACACGTCCGGGCTCACGCCGATGTAGTCCAGGGTTGCGTTCACGTCGTCGAACTTGGCCGATGCGTCGATGATGAGATCGATCCAGTCGTTGGGCTTCAGAGCATCGGCGGTCTTTCCCACGGCCAGTTTGTCCGTGTCGCCAATGGCTTCGATGGAACCGTAGAGCGCGGTTCGGGCCGCGTTCTCGGTGGCGCGGGCGTAGGCCGCGGTCAGGCAACGCATCTCGAAGCTCACGTCCCCCACGGGCATGCGTTCGATGCGCTGGCGGCTCAGGTCGCCGTAGCCGCCGTATGTGTCGATGACGGCGGATTCGTCGCCGAACGTGACCTTGCCGAAGGGCAGCGAGTCGCCTTCCTTCGCCTGCTTGGCGACGGTGTGCGTGTCGGATTTGAGCACGAGATAGCTCATGCTCATTCCCTCCGCCGGCAGGGGCTGATGGGTGAGCAGCGTGGCGATCTTGCGTTTCTGCTCCAGAATGCGGATGCGGTCGGCGATCCAGGTGGGTTGCGGGTCGGCGTCCGCCACTACGGAACCGGTGTAGTCACGGGACAACAGCGCATTGTAGGCTTCCCGAGCCGCTTCGGCCTTGCCGGTGTCGTCGGACACCAGCGCCTTGAGCAGTTCGCCCTGGCTGTGGTATTCGCCCAGCGGCGACGTGCCGCGCTGCTGATTGAGACGGCTGGTCAGCGTGGTCTCGATGCCGCGCAGAATCTCGGCCTGTTCGTCCTGGCGGTTGGTGAGCTTGGTCAGGGCTTCGGTCCATTTCTCGGCCTGTTCGGTCATTGGGGTTTCCTCCTGATTGTTGTTGCGATGGTTGGTGAGTTTCGCGTTTTCATAGGCCGGCCAGCTCACGAGGCTGGTCTCCAAGAGCCGGACCTTCCTGCGATGGGTCACGCCGTCCTTGTCCTTCCGGTCCTCGATGGGAACGAAGCCCACACTGAGCGAATCAAGGGCCCCCTCGTCCAGCAGGGCCACGGCGTCGCGCCCCTGCTGGGTGTCCGCGATGCGCGCGGTGATGTGCAGGCCGTCCTCGCGGTTCTCGCCGGATGTGATGGAGCCGATAAGGGTGTCGTGCTGGTAGTAGAGCTTCGCGGAGTCGAGCCCCTCGAAGACGGTGTCGGGGTCGAAGGTCTCGCGTTCGCCCCACACGTCGATGACGTCGCCGAACGGCACGGCCACGCCCTCGATGGTGCGCCCGTCACCGTCGTCCTCGGAGCGGGCGAGCATTCGCCCCTTGAATCCGATTTCATGCTTCATCGGTGTTTGTTCCTTCCTGTGAGCCTCCGAGCGGGGGCATGTTCTCCCTTGAGCGGGCTTCGTCCACGGTCATCACGCCGGCCTCGATAGCGATCTTGTAGGTCTCCATGCGGGTTTTCGTGTCCGAACGGCGGAACGAGTCCCAGCCGAAATCGATGGTCTGGCCGCGTGGTATCACCATGCTCAGCGCGTCCTTCATCGGCTGCACGTAGGCGTTGAGGGTGAAGTCAGCGAACTGGCTCCATTCCTGTTCCACGTTGCTGTAGGTCAGGCTCGAACCGGATTCGGCGAGCATGAGCTTGGGCGGGATGCCGAACAGTCGGGAAAGCAGGGTGGTGTCGAATTTCTGGGTTTCCAGATACTGCATGTCGGACGGGCTGAGCAGCAACGGCGTGTAGGTCATGCCCCCGCCGATGACCTTGACGCCCTTCATGTTCTTCTCGAACCGTTGCTTGGTGTTGGTGGCGATTTCGTCGTTGATCATCTTGTCCGTGGAGAGGATGCCGGACGGCTGGGCGGGTTCGTCGAACCACATGGCCTTCGCATCCCTCGCGTCCATGGCACCGTTGATTTCCGCACGGCCGGCCTCCACGGGTCCCAGTCCATGCAGTCTGCCGGGAATGCTCACGAACGGCAGGTGAAGGATATCTTCATCGCGGTAGACGTTGCCCATGTACCCGTATTGCTTCCACGGGTTCGCGGGGTCGCCGCTCAGGTCCGTGATGCTCACCAACGAGGCGGGCAGCACGCGCAGACCTTTCACGGTGCCGTCCAGGCCTCTCAATTTCAGCCAGAACGCCTCGCCCCGCACCACCATGTCGCCCACGGTCAGACGGACGAACTCGCTGCGATGACGGTTGGGGTCGGGGCGGGAGATTATCGGCAGTTGGGGCACGATCTCCACGCCATCGCGCAACTGACGAAGGGGCAGCCCCGCGATGCTGGTCTCCAGAATCTGGACGGCGCGAAACACGGTGCTGTAGTGCAGCACGTCGCGGTCGGCCGGGGTACGGGCCGGCGGGGTCGTCAGCGGGCCTTCCGGTCCGGTGGCCGCGCGGTAGGCCGGTGCCATCCGGTTGAGCAGGCGTTCCACGAGATTCATGGCCCCAACCATGCACCGGCGCGGCCGGTTCTGTCCATGACGATGCGGCATCCAGCGGCATTGGGCGGCATCCAGCGGCATGTCGTCAGAAGACCTGGATATCGTCGGCCTCCCATTCGGGCAGGTGCATGTATCCCCAGTAGGCCATCGTCATGGCCTCCAACGCGCTCACGTCGCCGGCCGAACGGTTCCACAGCCATGCGTCGCCGCTCTTGCGTTTCGTGGCCCTGCACACCTGCTCGTCGGCCAGCCTGTCCGAGGCGTGCGTGAGATTATGTTGCTCCAACGCGCTTACGAACGATTGCGGGGCCGTCACCGCATCTGCCGCCCTCATGTCCGACAGCCGGTAGACGCGCTCGAACGTGTGCGGGTCATGGGCATTGGCGAGCACATCGGCCAAGGCGGCGGAGGGGCCGCGCGGGTCGATGCATACCGGTGCCCTGTAGTCGTTTTGGAGGGCCAGCAGTCTCGCGGGCGATTCGCCGGTGCCCGGCAGGTCGTCAACGATCTGCACGAGCGGCGGCAGTCCCCCGCCAACGCCGATGCAGGCGGCTATCACCGTGTGGGTCGCGTCCAGGGGCACGCCCACGCCGAAGCACACGCGCATCCCATGCTCCGGCGTGACCGGCTCGTCCATGGTGTCGGCCCACAGCAGGGAGTCGATGGCCCTGTCTGTGCTGCCGGCGTCGCGGATGTTGCCGAACGCCCTCGCCCAACCCTCCGCGTCGTCGTCGAACTGACGGCGGAACCCGGCCAATTGGTCGAAATCGAACAAATAACCGGCCCCCGGGTGATATCGCCATATGGTTTCGAGATCCTCCGGGTCGGCATCGAACGGTATGCCGAAATCAAAGAACGCGGTACGGTCGGGGATATCGCCGGCCCTCAGCCTGTCCAGGCGGTCGTTGAAATACTCGCTGCTGGCGTTGCCCTCCGTGCTCGTCCACCATATCTGCGGTCTCACGCCGGTGAGCTTCAGGCGCGTGGTGGTCGTGGGGATGAAACCGTCCTTGAGGTTCTTCGCCTGTTGTTTTGACAGGCTCCATACCTCGTCCACGTTGATCAGGTCGCCCTGCACGCCGTGGCCGGCCGCCTCGGTCGCGCCGCCCGGCCTCAGCTGGCTGCCGTTCTTGAACTCCAAGGCCATGCTGCCGTTGCTCAGGCGGGGTGGTTTGGCGAGTTTCCGCAGTCTCGATTTGCGCCATGATTTGACGAAATCGCGAAACTGGTCGTTGGCGTCCTTGCCGGTCTGGGCGAGATACCAGGTCTTGCGGTCCGGCCCCCACAACGAGTTGCGCACGTCGTAGCTTTTGGTGATGGTGGTCTTGCCCGCCTGTCGTTGGACGGTGAGCACGAGTTCGTCGTACCAGTAGGTGCCGGTGGACGGGTCGATCTCGCTGATGACATCGATGACCTGGCGTTGCCACGGGATGAGTGGCTTGCCCAGCAGTTCGCTGAACCTGGCCACGAGAGCGCCGTCGGTGGCGCGTTCCTGGTTACGCGCGGTCGCGTGGCGCGGTTGCAAGGATGGCGGCTGGTCGTGGTTCATCGCGCCGCCTTGCCCAGCAGTTCGGTGATTTCGGGGTCGTCGTCCATCGTGTCGTACATGCCCTCGAGCTGTTGGATATAGCCCAGAAGACTGGTCATGTTGCGGCTTATCTCGCGGCCGCGCGCGTTCTGCACGTCGATGTTGCGGGCGATGCTCAGCATCGATGAATAGATGAAGTCGGCCATCGGGTTCTCGGCCTTGCCGTCCCGGTACTCCTTGATGAACTCCCGTGTGGCCTTTTCCTGCGGTCCTTCGATCAGTCCCGCGTTCTCCAAGCCCTCGAAACCTGTCATGAGAAATTGCTCCAATCACAGTAATGGTGTATATTCCCTGTTTGAAGCATTTTCATAGCCTGATTTTGGGGTGCCGTCCCTATTTTCGGGCTTTTTTTATTGTTTTGTGGGGAACCAAAAATGGTGGGCGCGGGGTGTTCCTTCGCTTCGCTTCTCAAAAAAAACGACGGTCACCATGCCGGCCGCGCCGGTTGCGAGCCGATCGGGCCGGCATCGGGTCCGTTGGCGAGCCCGAGGGCCGCGAGCCTTGACCTGCGAGCCTTGAGCCTCGCATCGATGCCGGTCTGAGTGATGCCCTGCCGGTACCACTGGAGCACGCCGGCCTGCAACCGTTTACCAACGTCCATGCCTCGCGCCCTGAGCCTGTCCATCACCTCCTGCTTGCCGGGGTCGCAGACCGTGATGTCAT